TGCCATCGGACTTTACCGCTTAGGCAATACGGATGATCGCGTTACTCGCATCAGCAGTTGGGAACTGAATAGTAAAGTCACCAGCAGTTGATGTCTTATCGCCACCAAATGCCAAGATGATTACAGAATCAGTTGTGCTTGAACCGCCACCAGTTGTGGTGTTGTAGATCATCGCACCGTTTGCAGTGATTGTCGCTGTTGAGAACGTCAAGTCTGCAAAATCTGTGATCGCTGTTGTACCATCCAAAGTTGGTGTTACGTTCGTCAACGCACCGCCACCAGCAGTATAGCCTGTGCCAGTCACTTCGTTTGTAGTCGAATAGTCTGTCGTAGCCGCACCTAGTGTCGCTGAACTTGTGAACAACGCCAGTTTGAATGAGTGGCCTGTTGAGGCCGTGAAGTCGTGTTTACCTTGAAGCAGTTCCTGCTTGAAGGAACTACACATTGCTTGGGTGATCGCCATGTCATAATCTCCTTATTGCGTCAGCCAGTTCTGGATGCCCCGCATCATTAAGGGCATTATACACGGTTGTGCGGTCACTGCGAATAGCTTCGCGCATATAATATGCAACCACCTTCTCCATGTGTCTTTGGAACGCTCGTGCTTGATCACGGATAGCAGGATGCGCTGTATCCGATACGCTGATCAATTTTTCTACACAACGTTCCGCAACTTCGTCAGGCGTGAAACCACGCCCTTCTGTTGTATGTACGTTCACGATTGGCTCATCGCTTACATCTAAGTCTAGTTTAAACATTATTGTTTCGGCCTTATAACTTCACCAACACGATAGTTCTGTGTGGTTTCTTTAGCTTCACCCAACATCTTCAGGCCAATGATAGCTTCATTGAACCGTTGATTGTATTGGGTCATCATGTCAGGTTCCCCCTTCATGAAAGTATAAGCCTCAACAAGCGATCCGTAAAGCATCGCTAATTCAGCATTTTTACTCAGCCAAGTAGTCGCGTTGCCTAAACCAACAGTCAAACTTGCTGGACGGTACAAATACTGGATCGTGAACTCATAGTCCTGGTCTGGCGTTGGAGCCAAACGGAAGTTGCCAACATTAAACTGCGCATAATATTTAGGGACTCCAGTCGTAGCCGGATCAGGAGTGTAGGTCTCAATGAAAGATAAATCCTTCCATTCCAAATAAATACGTTCCCCATAAGGAGCCGCCGCCGCTGAACCTGAAGGGATTACCTGTAACCCTGTTGGCGCAAGAAAGTCTGAGGGACACGCAATATATGGATTGTCCGTTGTCATCGTACCAGTAAGGTTCCGCTCAAACAAATTAAGCTGAACGCTTTTTAAAATACGCTCTTCCGCCGCACGAATAAAAATAGGAAGATTGTTCACAAAACTTGGCTCAGAATTTTCTGTGTAATCCTGAATAGCTTGCTTTAGCTGATCATATGTAAAAGCCATTATATCACCACCGTAACTGAGCCAACACCACCAGTACTAGAACTACCAGCCCCAGAAGAAATGCTAGAGGAAAGAGAGAAAGAAACAGGTGCAGTCGCACCAGAACTAGATACCCCTGTAACAGGAACGCGCTTAGGAAAGGCAACAGTACCTGTGCTAAACGTAGCAATAGAACCCGTCACCACAACTGTTATAGGGAAACCAACAGTACCAACCTGACCATTTGCTACCAAAGCGTTTGGAGGCGTAACGCCAGGGATGTCTCTAAAGCCAACAGGGCGGAACCCGTATTGAAGGTCGCGCTGCCCCCGTAAATCCTGCTCTGGTCTAGGATCGCGAAGAGCCTGAGGATCTGTAATCTTCGGCGTTGGAAACAACTGTGGGTGCTTAGGCTCAAACTCATCAGGCCCAACAAGCGCACCCGTCCACTCCTTTTTCATATCGCGTAAACGATAACGAAAACCCGAGCGGTCAGATATACCCCATGCTTTTTTGCCTGATGCGAACGCCATTAGAACCTCGTGTAACTAATGCTAGGCTGTAGCTTCAAAGGCGTACGCGCCTCATCCTCATCCGCCGCACGTTGGAACTCTTCCTCGTAGATCATCTTCAACAACTGCACCCGCTCTGGCGCACGTTTTACTGCAAGGTAGTAGGCCAAACCAGCAACCATACAGGGATAGAATCTAAAAGGCATATCGGTAGTGTTGACCAAAGCGTCGGCATCTTCAATTCGACGTACATAATAATACACCAGTTCGTCAGTTGAGTTTTCAGGAGTAGGCCAGATGTTAATCTCCGGCGCAATCTTACGATCAAAATAGTACTGACTTGGACGGCCCTGCGTTGTTTTATTGGGCAACGTCAGATATTCGCCACGGCTGATCCGCTCGGCCTCATAGTCTGTACCGTCACGACGAACCACAACCTCTAGCAAATCCACAACGTCTGTCGCCAGAACTTCCTGCGCCTGACCCTGCGTCAAGGTGATTGTGTTCTGAACAATAGTCCAAAGGTTTAGACCACGGTTAGCCCATTCAGCAAACATCAGGTTCAAAGAACGACGTGCAGTCTTAGCGTCATACCCCGTGCGGACTTCAAGGCCACAGCGTTCGTACGCTTCTTCGATGATCTCCGCGACATCGAGTTCGAAGTTTCTTGAACCTGAAGTGGTCATGACTGTTGTTTCCTTTCTTCCCACTCATGGCATGTCAAACTGACAATGACTGAGCCTGCGTATTTGATCTGTAATGAAGGCAATCCGTTGTTCACGAGATCAGCGTAGCAATCTTGTTCTGTGGGGTGCGCTGGACCCCCAACTGCAAAACAGAAGTTTTGCGAACAGATCAGAACAAATGCCGTCCACATTACATCACACTAAACCATCTGCGTTTTACGAACTCCGCGATTTCCCATCACACAACCGCCGTTCATGTAACCCTTTTTGTTTGCTTTGCCGCCATACTTATAGCCTGCTTTTGCCATGCCGCCACCCATCATGGCCTGCTTCCCGCTCTTGTTCAGAACGCCTCTGCCAATCAGAACGTCTTTCTTTGTGACTTTGCCGTCGCCGCTTAAATCTTTCATGGATAGTCTCCTTTACTGCATCATAGACTAAAAAACTCTAGCCGTCACCCGTCCACCGTTAGCCTTGCCTTGCTTCCAGCTTATACGTTTTGACGACTTTTTCTTCTTCATCGCTGAATTACACTGCGCCATCGTTGGACGACAGGCGGGATACCCTTTACGATTCTCGCCCTTTTGCCGACCACAAGGCTTACCAGTCTTACAATCAACCCAACCCTTACCGTCGTTTTGTGCAAACCATTCGCGCAGTGAATTACCCATTAGAATGACCTCGTACGCTTGCGACGGTTCTCTTCTACGCAGCCACATCCAGAAGCAATCATGCCCCCAGGAGCATAGCGATTACGTGCCGTCCGCTTTGGGTTATCAACCGCTGTCATCAACCCGCCAGTAGCAGCAGACTTAGTAGATTCGCCCCAGTTTGCGGCCCCGACCTTGCGGCATTTGCTGAGTGCCCCCGACGCGTACGCGCTGGGCCAGACCTTGTAACGAGCCTTGACCTTGTGATAACACGCGTCTTTTTTGGTTTTCTTTGCTGGCATTTTTAGTCCTCTTTGACGGAGGCTTGGTGACTTGGAAGGACATTTGTCCACGACTTATCATATTGAGCCTGCCTTTCGATCACGGTCTCCATAACCTGTACCAGATGGTCGATCTTCTCATCCATGACCTCCATCTTAACATCCATAACCTCAGTGCGCTTATCCACTGTAAACAGCGTGGTAATCATCCACACCAAACCAGTAGAGCACAATCCAATTCCTGCTGTCCAAAGTACAAGTTGAAAGTTCTTATCCATGGTTCTACCACATTTTACAGGACCAGTAACGGGCCGTTAGTTTATCTAATCGTTTCGTATCGCACCCATGACGGGCACGGAAAGACTTCCGACGTTTGGGATTAGACTTCTTAATAGTCATGTTCGCATCCCCAAAGCGGATGATCTTCTCTTTACCTTTATCGCAAGCCTTTACAACAAACTTTTTACCACCCGAAACCTGACGTTTAGGGCTGTTGCACTTCATCTTGGACTTGTCAATCTTAGGCATTAAAGTGGCCCTCCGTTCTTAATCAGCATCAAATCATAGGCCGCAGTAACGAGAGCGTTGTTGGTTCGAACCGTCGCACGAACATCAATGTCCGATTTTTCAGGAACCATAAAGGGACAGGTAAAACCATAGTGGTACTCGGAACTTGCCACCTCAAAGGTGTGGCCTACAAAGAAACGATCTCCAGGAAGACGATAGTAAAACGTCC